GAATACCATGAAGCTAAACATGGTCATGTACATAGAGGCTAAAGTAGTTAGTCATGAGAAAGAAGAAAACCAGAGGATACGAGCGAGTCATTAGAGAATAGAAACCCATTTTAACCAAGCGAGTCATGGAAAGCAAGAAAACCAATGCAATTAAGCGAGTCATGGAGGGAAAGAAAACCAAGATAAACAAGCGAGTCATGGGTGAATAGAAAACCAAATTGGAAAAGCGAGTCATGGAAAGCAAGAAAACCATTACCGAGGAGCGAGTCATAGGCCAATTAGGAAACCAGGGTTGGGGAGCGAGTCAGAAGCCATGAGGAAACCATACAGATTAAGCGAGTCAATGGCACCTAGAAAACCAAAGGTGGCGAGCGAGTCAGAAGTCACAAGGAAACCGAATTAAGAGAGCGCTTATATATGAGACAAAAACCTAGCGACGCAATAGTGAAGAGACTGCAAAATAAACTTAATAGCCTATACGCATTTGATGTATTGGTTGTTTCAAGGATACTAAAACAAAGTAGTAGAAACGCAAGAAGGTATATAACTAAGATGCGAGAGCTTGGATTGATAGAGCTTAAGTATTGCGAAGGAAAAAGACATTTTTATAGGACTAACATAAATGGAACTAAAACAATTAGCAACAGTGATAACAGAGTTGCGTGATAAGTATGAACTCGACGTGATGGATATACTAATACTCGATACAGTTAATGATTTATGTAAAGAGGAAGGTTCGGTTCTCACTATGCAATTACTTAGTGCCTTTAAGGGAGCGTCAAACGTAACCACACATGTCCACATGAAAAAGTTATTAAGACTAGGATTGCTTATTCGGACTTATGAACCAACTAATCTTCGCATAAAAAGAGTGAAGATGACGGACGAGGCAATCCAATTAATTGAATTTATAAAAGGATTTTAAAATGGATCATATCATTGGTAATGTTATTAGATGGGCAAACGACCGCAACTTAATAGATGGCGGTTGCCCAAAAGCGCAAATGCTTAAATGCGTTTCACAAGTAGGGAAGCTTGCTGATTACGTTAACAAGCAAAAAAATATACAGGACGACATAGGTGATGTTTTAATAACACTTATCATACTGGCGGCACAACACGACCTAGAATTAGAGGAGTGTTTACATGGCGCTTATGAAATTATTAAAGACCGAAAGGGAGTTATGTTAGATGGGGTGTTTATTAGAGACACAGACCCATCATACGAAGGAGCACTTGCGGTACTAGGGGCGCGTAGGGTTGAACGCAATAAGGGGAATTAAATGAGACAGATGACTAGAGACGAATGGAATAGGCACGTAGCCCTCATAGGAGTTATGATTGAAGCAGATGGTGTAGTGAATACACTCGGTGCTGTTTTAGAAGCGCTGGAACTGATAGAAAAAGATTCGCTATTGGAATACCCAGAATTTTATGAAACCGAGGAAGGAGAGAGCGCTTATTTAAGTATTCAGCACTATAAAGATATTATAGAACTCGCTATCCAAGCATGTGACTTACATGCTGGACAAGACAATAAAATAGCACGTCACTCTGCTAGGGTATCTTTTATTAAAAACGTGTTACCAGATGTGGACAAGGCGCAACTGTACGAAAAATTAAGACGAATGAGTCCTAAGGAATATACGGATTTATATAGAGCTCATACATTAAGTAATAAAACTTTTGATGATTTAGTAAGGGAATGGCCTAAATGCTGAAGCACAAGATCATTAATCCAACACATAAGGATAGCTTATTGATACAACTTAGACTTAAACCAATTCCAGAAGCGGTGGTTAAGGAATGCACCAGGTATGACAAACCTCCACCATCTGATGAGGCGTATATAAAATACAAACCTTATGCTAGTGAGGAAAACGCTAAACTGTATGAGGATATTTCTAAAATAATAGGTGCTGACATAGGCATATCATGCACTGAAGTGTATGAGCAATTAGGTAAAGAACATAAGATACCCACATCTGCTAGGAAAGGGGTTGTGAAGATGCCCTATAACACATTTGTAAGATACTTTTATGACGCACATAGGTTATGCGGAGTGCAGATACCGACTAAAACGGAAAGAGCTTATCGGTTAGTTCTTAAGGGATATACTGATGAGCGAATTGCTGAGGTATCTGGAGTCTCAATAACAACAGCTAGGCGCATTAAAATACTACTTGGTTATCCAGGGTATAAAGGTAAAGTTTACGATAAAGATTTCATAAACTCAGTAAATAACGCTGTGAAGCGTATGGGGGGTTCTCTAAGCGTTAAGGGGCGGCGTAACGAGTAAGTGCCAGGATTAATATTTAATGTAATTTGAAAAGGAGATAAATTATGATTACGACAGTTATGGTAACAATTTTAGGTCCAAATCCAGTAACAATTCCTATCGTGGTTAATACACCAGCTAGAGCTGTAACACCATCGCTAGAGCTACTGCCGTCAAGGATTAGGAACGATTATAACTATCATCAAAGATACTATAAGCCTTATATCGGTGGTGGATTTGGAACTGGTTATGGCGCGTCATTTGGTGAAGGCTTTGGAGCAGGATTTGGAGCAGGATTCGGTTCTGGGTTTGGAGCAGGATTCGGGCAGTGGTGATGCTTATAACAATAGATTTTGAAACCTATTACGACAAAGCGTACAGCCTTTCTAAGCTGACCACCGAAGAATACATACGTGATGACAGGTTTGAGATTATCGGTGTAAGTATAAAAGAGGACGATAATGCGGCAATATGGGTCACTGGAACTAAAGCCCAAATACGTAAACACTTACGGATGTATGATTGGGCAAAATCTTTTGTATTAGCGCATAACACTTTGTTTGATGGAGCAATACTTTCGTGGCACTTTGGGGTTACTCCGAAAGGTTGGTTGGATACCCTCTGCATGGCGCGAGCGATTCATGGGGTGGATGCAGGGGGTAGTCTCAAGGCTTTGGCTGAAAGGTACAATATAGGTGAAAAAGGCGACGAAGTTATTAACGCATTGGGAAAACGTCTTTCTGATTTTAATGTTGCTGATCTCGCTAAGTATGGAGATTATTGTTGTAATGATGTTAATTTAGCGCATAAGCTGTTTAATATATTACTGCAATCGTTTCCACAGCAAGAGCTTAAGGTAATTGATGCTACATTAAAGATGTTTATAAAGCCAGAGTTGGAGTTGGACATCCCTCTGCTGGAGCAGCACTTAGAAAATGTCAAAGCTAAGAAAGAGCAATTATTATCTGCAGCCGATACTAACAGAAAAGAGTTAATGTCGAATAATAAGTTTGCCGAGCTATTAAGAAGTTATGGCGTTATACCACCGACTAAAATAAGCGCACGTACTAACAAAGAAACTTGGGCGTTTGCTAAGACTGATGAAGAGTTTAAAGCGTTATTAGAGCATGAAGATATTAGAGTGCAAGCTGTTGTAGCGGCAAGGCTAGGCACTAAGACTACTATAGAAGAAACCCGTACGCAAAGATTTATAAATATAGGCAAACGCGGAAAGTTACCAGTGCCGTTGAAGTATTACGGAGCACGGACGGGACGATGGGCGGCAAGTGACTCAATCAATATGCAGAACATACCGCGAAAGTCTACGTTGAAGGCCGCGATAAAAGCGCCTGAAGGCCACATAATAGTTGGTGCGGATTTATCCAACATAGAGTTACGTGTTGGGTTGTGGCTTGCAGGACAAACAGATAAGCTAGACTTACTCGCTAAAGGGCGTGACCTGTATAAAGACTTTGCCTCTGATGTATTTGGTGTGGATTACGAAGCAGTTAGCGCGGAGCAGAGATTTATTGGTAAGACTTCGCAACTGTCTTTGATTTATGGGGTTGGTGCTAAGAAGCTACAAAACGCTATTAAGAGTGGATCGGGTAATGATATTGGAGAAGAGGAAGCGGTTAAAATTGTTAACCAATATCGTGAGACTTACACAAAAGTTGTTGATATGTGGAGTGGCGGTAGATTAGTTTTAGAGAGCATACTCACAAATAAATACAAAGACTACGGCTATAATAAGTTTTTTTCTGTTGATGGCGAGAAAGGTGTGAGGTTACCTTCGGGGCTATATATGCAATACCCAGGGCTGCAAAATGCTCTTGTAGATGGTAAAATACAATGGTCTTATGCAGTTAGAAATGGGCGGGATAAGGTTTACGGCGCTAAGGTATTTCAAGGGCTGACTCAAGCAACCGCACGGTGTATTATTGCATGGCACATGCTGGAGATTCAGAAACGCTACCGTGTGGCACTTACTGTTCACGACGCTTTGTATTTAGTTGTACCTGAAGAAGAAGCCGAGCAAGCTAAAGACTTTACATTAGCTACTATGCGTATTGCGCCTTCATGGATACCTGGAATCCCATTAGACGCTGAAGCAGATTTTGGTAAGACTCTTGCGGATTGTTAACAAAAGGAACCGTATGGAACCCTATGAAGTTTGCGAATGTGGTAAAGGTGTTAGAGTTGGGGAAAACAGCAAATTTAGTGTTAGTTTCTGCCCTCAGTGTGGAGAAACTGTTGCAGATATAGCTGAGGTTGAAGAACAAATTATGTTGGAACAAAGGGAGCATGAGACATGAGTCAAATCAAAGATAAAGATGTTAACGACGCCGCACCATTAATGGACTACTCATATTTCTTTATGATTGCCGAAAGTGCAATGAAAGACATGCACGAAGCAATGATACACAGACAGTATGATAAAGCTCTTGAATATATTACTTTGGCCCAGATTGAATTACGAATGACATACAACGCTATACAACACGAAAAAGAACAATCTAATGGGTAAAGTAGCGTGGTCATACTCAGCGTTAGACTTATTTAACCTTTGCCCACATAAGTATTACAGGCTTAAGATTAAGAAAGATATAGTAGAGCCAGTACAGGAGCACTTGAGATTTGGTCTAGCTGTGCATCGCGCTGCTGAAGAATTTATTAGAGATGGAGTGCCAATACCTACGCAGTATAGTGAGATACTGACACCGGTAAAGAAGCTACGAGATATGGACGGTGAGAAGCTTTGCGAGCATCGGCTTGGGTTAACACGAGACTTGAAACCCTGCAAGTTTGGTGCAAAGGATGTGTGGTGGAGAGGCATTGCGGATTTGATTGTTCTGCGGGGCGACAAAGCATTTGTAGTGGATTATAAGACTAGCAAGTCATCTAAATATGCTGACACTAAGCAGTTAGAGATTCTGTCCCTTGCATTATTTAAACACTTCCCAGAAGTACAGAAGGTTAAAGGTGGGTTGTTGTTTGTTGTAGCTAACGATTTTGTTACGACTGAATACACACAAAACGAATCAAGTATTCGTTGGGGTAAATGGATAACCGATGTTAACCGTTTGGAAAAGGCTGTAGAATTAGACGTATGGAATCCACGACCTAACTTTAGCTGCAAAGGATGGTGTCCTGTTACAGACTGCGCACATAATACCAAAGGGGGTTATTAATGCCATACGTAAACAAGCCAAGACCGTATAAGAAAGAATACGAAGAGTACCAAGGTACTGAAGCGCAGAAGAAACACCGCGCAGAGAGAAACGCCGCACGTAGGAAATTGTTAAAAGAAGGTAAAGTGCATAAAGGCGATGGTAAGGATGTAGCACATGTCAAAGCTATTGATAAAGGTGGTAGTGTTAAGAACGGTGTGCGTGTAGAATCTAAAGCAGCGAATAGATCGTTCCGTAGAGATAGTAAAGGCAATCTAGTTTCAGAAAGAAGCAAACGCGAAGCAAAGAAATAAAGTAGTTAGGGGTTGATGTTAATGTGACCGTCAGTGGAAAACCCACTTTCGGTCTAATGTTATTTGGGCTAAAAGACGACAAGATGCAAATAATAGATAATAAAGCGCTACTTTTAAGGGTACGAGAACCTAACCGTATAACGACTGTTATACCTAAAGCTAAGATATTAGACTCAGGCGAAGTGTTGGTGAAATGGGGGCTGGAAGAAGCCACGGTGCTTAAGAACCTGCGCATCAAGAATGTTCCGTCACCCATAAAACATAATTACGAATGGCCTGGGTTGTACAAACCATTTAACCACCAGATAGAAACGGCATCGTTTTTAACGCTGCACCGTAGGGCTTTTTGTTTTAACCAGCAAGGCACTGGTAAGACTGGCAGCGTTATATGGGCTGCAGACTATTTAATGAATGAGGGTATTATAAAGCGCGTGCTTATATTATGTCCGCTATCCATTATGCAGTCGGCTTGGGAAGCTGATCTATTTAAGGTAGCTATGCACAGGACAGTAGCGATAGCCCATAGCCACACGAAAGAAAAACGGGCGGCGGCAGTTAAGAGCAACGTAGACTTTGTTGTTATGAACTATGACGGATTGGGTGTTTTAAAAGACACGGTGCTTGAACAAGAGTTTGACTTGATTGTTATTGATGAAGCGAACTGCTATAAAAATGTTGGAACGAAACGATGGAAAACCTTGGTCTCTATTATCAAACCCTCAACATGGGTATGGATGTTAACAGGAACACCTGCATCGCAGTCACCCACCGACGCATATGGGTTAGCTAAAATAATTAATCCTACTGGAGTGCCTAAATATTATGGGGCGTTCAGGGATATGGTAATGCAAAGGTTGACGCAGTTTAAGTGGATACCTAAAGCAAAGTCAGAGAAAATTGTTCATGAAGTATTGCAGCCAGCTATACGGTTTACTAAAGAGGAATGTTTGGATTTACCAGATATGACTTATGTAACCAGAGACACACCGTTGTCACCACAGCAGATGAAATACTACGAGCTTATCCGCAAGCAAATGATGACGGTCGCTGCAGGAGAAGAGATAACCACAGTAAACGCAGCGGCTAACTTGAATAAACTACTTCAGTTGTCATGCGGTGCTGTGTATTCGGATACTAAAGAAGTTGTGACGTTTGATGTAAAGAATCGTATGAGTGCGCTGCTAGAAGTTATTGAAGAAGCCAGCCATAAAGTTATAATATTTGCGCCGTTCAAACATGTAATAGATATTATCTCAGAAGAGTTAAAACGTAATAAGATTAGCGTCGAAGTAATACATGGTGGTATCAGTGCTACAAAACGTACTGAAGTTTTCATGAACTTTCAAACTACCGCTGATCCGCATGTACTAGTGATTCAACCACAGGCAGCGGCGCATGGCGTAACACTACACGCAGCTAACGTAGTTGTGTGGTGGGGGCCGATAACCTCTACAGAAACTTACTTACAAGCAAATGCTAGGGTGCATAGAGCCGGACAACGCAACCCATGTACAGTTGTGCACTTAGAAGGTAGTCCTGTAGAGAGAAAAATATACAGAATGTTGTCGGAAAAAATTAACGTACACAATAGGTTAATAGATTTATATAAAAACATCACGGAAGAAACTTGACAGTGTGTAGTTTTTAATTATAGAATTAATTACCTTTTACAAGCGAAGGAGAAACAAATGGAAGAAAAACTCAATGCGGATAAACTAGTTAACATATACGTTAAGATCCGCGAAAAACGCAGAGAACTTGCTAAACAAGACAAAGACCTGGAAGAACAGCTAGAAATAGTTGCTCAACAGTTGTTAGAGATATGCAAGGAACAAGGCGCATCAACAATTCGTACCGAGCACGGTACAATTTCCAGACGTATCACAAAGCGATTTTGGCCTACCGATTGGGATCTGTTCTATAAGTTTATTAAAGAGCACGATGCTATAGGCTTACTTCAACAACGGGTTCACACTTCACATATGGAGCAGTTTTTAGAAGAGAACCCCGACCTGACGCCCCCTGGTTTGAACGCCGATGTAACACAAACAGTAGTTATTATTAAACGATAGGAGAATCAAAATGAGCAACGAATTATCCATATTCAAAGATGGGCTGCCCAGCTATTTGAAAAATATTGAGTTAGACGAAACTACTAAAGCTCTAGCAGGTAGTGGTGGTGGCGGTATGAAGCGCATATCCATCAAGGGTGGTGTATGGCGCATGGTAGTTGGTGGTAAAGAAATAGCAAAGAATGAGGAACGTTCTTTAAGTGTAGTGGTTGTATCCGCTGCCGATAAAGTTATGCGTAGTTACTACGAAGCGCAATACGTTGAAGGTGGAGATCCTGTCGCACCTGTATGCTGGTCTATAAACGAAGCAACACCAGACCCCAAATCATCTAAACCTCAAGCCGCACGTTGTATTGATTGTGCCAAGAACATTAAAGGTTCTGGACAAGGCAACGCTCGTGCTTGCCGTTACAGTCAACGCGTAGCTGTAGTGTTAGCTAATGAGATTGAGACAGGTGATATATACCAAATGGCACTTCCTGCAGCGTCTATATTCGGTGATGGCGAACCTGGAAAGTGGCCGTTGAAAGCGTACGCTAATATGTTGTACAACAACAAAGTACCTATTACGGCATTGATTACTGAAATGCGTTTTGATACAGACAGTGCGACGCCTAAGATTACCTTCAAACCTGCTGGTGTTTTAACCGAGGCACAGCACGCTAGGGTTATTGAGTTGGCTAGTACCCCTGCTGTTAAACGCGCTATTACTATGACGGTAGCCGAAATAGATCAAGTCAAAGCCGCTGTAGGTTTATCTGCACCTGCTGAAGTAGTCGAACCAGTGGAAGAAGAACCTAAGAAAAAAGGTGCTAAGAAAGAAGATGCACCTGCAGAAAAAAAGGATATGGGTTCTATTATAGAAGAGTGGGATGACTAACATGACTAGAGGATACTCAATGGATTTAATCTCTCAGATTAAACGAGCAGATAAAAGCTTACTAGGTGTTAGATTAGGCAGACTTTGCACTGATGAAGGCATCCCTGTAGTACAAATTGCTGAATGTTTCAATGTGACTAGAACTACTGTCTATAACTGGTTTACCGGTAAGACCGAAGTTGCTAAAAAACATATTGAGGGCGTGGAGCAGTTTATAAACAATATGTGCTAAATGACTGCTGGAGAGGCTAGGTTAGCTACCAAAAAGGGCGCGTCCGTCACGCTCCTGCCTCTTCTTTTTTGACGGTATGCTAGGGACGGCTATGGTTTCACGAAACGAATTTTTGGCATTAGTGCTGCCACCTCTTGAAGAAGGGGAACACTACTGCGGTTGGGGGATTAAAGGCAAGGATAATACCCGCCAGCGATTTGTTACAAGCATAGAAGCGCTAAGCGATAACTCTGACGAACTGCAGAAAGCCGGATATAACTCTTTTTATGGAGTTGCTAAGTATGGGGCAATAGCAAATGGTCGTTTTGCAGTCAATGTTATATCTCTTAAGTCTTTTTTCATTGACCTAGACTGCGGCGACAACAAACCTTACGCAACATTGGATGATGGAATAGCTGCGCTTAAACAGTTCTGTAAAAACACAAGTTTGCCCAAACCAACTATTGTAAAGTCTGGGCGCGGGGCACACATATACTGGATTCTGCAAGAAGCTATAGATAAAGAGGATTGGAAACCTTACGCCGAACAATTAAAACAACTATGCACACAACATAAGTTTAATATCGACTACGCGGTTCCCGCAGATTCTGCGCGTGTATTGCGCATGATCGAGACTAACCATATTAAAGATCCGACTAATCCCTTACCGTGCGAGATTCTATATCTAGCCCCACTTGTAGCTAACGACAAGATAAAGGAGTTACTTGCTCCTGCTGACAACATACTAAAAGAAATTGCTAAGCGATTTGAAAGCAAGCCGCTTGACGCTGCTACTGCAGCATTGGTGGGTTCTAGTCAGTCTAGGTTCGAGACTATTCTCTTTAAGTCACTCGAGGAAAAAGGCTGTGCGCAGATAGCTAACATCTACGAAAACCAAGATAAGCTAGAGGAACCCTTATGGAGAGCAGGGTTATCAATTGCACAACAATGTGTAGATCGTGATAAGTATATCCACCTTCTAAGCAACAACCACCCTGACTATTCCCATGAGCTTACTGAGAAAAAAGCTAATGAGACTAAAGGCCCCTATACCTGTGAGACATTTAAAAAGCTAAACCCTACTGGGTGTGAGGGATGCAAACTTACTATTACAAGCCCGATACAACTAGGCAATGAGATTGCGGAAGCAACTGAAGAAGATAACACCGTAATAGATGTAATCCCACAAACGAAAGAGCTTAAAAAGTACACGATTCCTAAATACCCCCACCCATTTTTCAGAGGTAAGAATGGTGGCATCTTCGTGCATACAAAGGATAAAGAAAACAATGATAAGGACGAGGTTATATACCCGTACGATTTTTATGTAGTTAAACGAATGAGTGATCCAGATATAGGCGAGACGCTATTACTTCGCTTGCACTTACCTAAAGATGGGGTTAGGGAGTTCATTATACCGTTATCTGCCGTGCTATCTAAAGACAGGTTTAGAGAGGTAATTGCCTCGCATGGTATGGCGGTATTGAGCAAACAACAGGACACACTTATGTGGTACGTAACTAAATGGGTTGAGGAATTACAAATGACATCAAGAGCAGAAAAAGCACACAAGCAGTTTGGTTGGTTAGAAGATGACTCCGCAATAATTATTGGAGATCGAGAGATACGAGTGAACGAGACTATTTATAGTCCACCATCTGCACCCACACTACCACTGATACCGTTAGTCACACCTAAAGGCGACTTCCATGTATGGAAAGATATTATCAACATCTACAGCCGCCCAGGTATGGAAGATAGAGCGTTTGCATTTTTCATGGGGTTCGGTTCCCTGCTACTTAAATTCACCGCACTGGATGGATTTTTACTTAATCTGGTCAATAAAGATTCTGGATCAGGTAAGACCACAATTCTATACGCCATCAACAGTATATACGGGCGGCCTAAAGAGCTTATGCTATCTCCTAAAGACACTCATAATGCGCGTATGCAACGTGTCGGTACACTACAGAATTTAGCTGTTACGATAGATGAGATAACCAATATGATGCCAGATCATATGTCGAGTTTGATTTACGACATAACATCAGGTCGTGGTAAGCACCGTATGAAACAGCATGAAAATGCTGAGCGTTTGAACCATACCAAATTCGCTGCAGGGTTAATAAGCACAAGTAACAGGTCTGTGCCTGACGCATTGCTATCCATAAAGAGCTTCCCAGATGGTGAGTTGAATAGGCTACTAGAAATAAAGCTAGATAAAGATGATAAACAAGATCCTATATGGGCAAGGTCGCACTTTGATAGGTTACTTAAAAATTATGGCCATGCTATAGACCCCTTTGCGAGAACCATATTAAGTCAGTTGCCTATGGTCAAAAGTAAGATGGAAGAGATACAGGCAAAGGTAGACATAGCAGCGGATACTAAAAGCTCTGAAAGGTTCTGGTCAGCAATGGTTATGTTAAGTGTTACCGGCGGTGCTATTGCTAAGCAGATAGGGTTGCACGACATACCAATAAAACCTGTATTCAACTTTGGGATTGACCTGATAAGGAACACCCGAGCAAAAGTTAAAGACTATATGTTTGATGTTGAGGACTACCTCGGTGGCTTCCTACAAAGGCACTTCCATGAAATTCTTGTTGTGAACGGTGAGAAAGATAGCCGAACTGGACTTGAGCATGGGCCTATACGCGAGCCTCGCGGTGCGCTATCAGTGCGCTATGAGCCAGATACCAAGATGATGTTTGTTGTTATGAAAACATACCGCGATGACTGTGCTAAGCACTTTGTTAATTGTGACGAGTCACTTGATACCTACCGTAAGAGCGGCGCGTTATTGGCGGTTAAGAAAAAGCGTATGACCGCTGGCACCGTTGCTAATACTCAAGCTGCTGTGCCAGCGTTATGCTTCGATACCACTAAACTAAACACATTTAACGATACTATAATACTACGCGATGCAACCAGTGGAATTACAGATAGTGATCCAATGGCATAAATTTGAACCAGGTACGTCGCTATTTATACCTTGTTTGAATCGTTCTGCTATGCAGAAGTTTATGCAGCGAGAAGCTGATAGATTGAAAATGTGCTTGATGTATAAAAAAGTTATTGAGAAAGGGGTTTATGGTTTGCGGGTTTGGAAGATAGCAGATACAATAGAGACTTGATGTATCGTTTCACTCTCCCTAGTGTGCACCCTTTTTAAGGGTATTTAGCCCTTGGTTATCCAAGGGCTTTTTTTAATCTTCAAACGATTCTATTAGCTTATCCAGTTCTGGTCTTAGAGCTTTATTGAATCGTATCCCATGTATCATTTGCTCTTCAGCAGCTTTTCTAGCCTTTTGTGAGCGGTTCAAAGTGTCTTGGGTTATCCTAGCTTTAGGATTGATTCTTAGCTTATTAAAGTCAGCTATGTCCTCTCGCGTTTCTTGTAATAACTCATAGTCACCAGACTTAATCGCCATGTCGTATTTGGTTAACAACTTAGAACGTTTTGCTAAAAGCTCTCGCTCAAATTCTTTCAGCATACCAATCTCTTCATAGGTTCTTGTTAGATTGGCAGGGGAGAACCCGATAGCTTGCATCATCAAGTTATAAGCACTGAGGTCCTCTACTATAGGTTGTCCTTTAAGAGTAAGCGCACCTTCATTTGCGAACCGCATAGCCTTCATACCATTTTTAATGAAACTTGGCATCATAGCTTCTATACCACGGTACGTATGCCCCTCAGACATCAACTGCGCTCCACGTCCGGCATCAAATACAAACGCACCTGCGGGTCCAAACGCTTGTTTCATAGCAGTTAGAACGTAACCATGCTCCGCTACACTACGAGGATCATCTCGGTATATTAAGTCATTAGCTACACCGACACGATTAGATAGCTCAATATTTAATGCGTAGTTGGGTAAGCCTTTATACAACATCAGATTAGACCATTCCTGCATCATTACATCGAAGTCATATGGCTCGTCATCATCACCTAATAATGCGTTTACCATTGTTGCTAGAACCGAGGTTGCCCCCATAAACGGTAGCCCTTTTATACCAGCAAACGCAAACGCCGTGCCGTAGATACCAAATAACTGACGCAATGCCTCTTTTCTAACATTAGCATTCTCGCCTTTTGCTGCTTGGTGGAAAGCACGAGCTACAGCAAACGCTTGGTTCCATATAAATGACTTAAATGTAAAGAACACACGTCCTAACGGATGTTGCATATAAAGCGGAGCAGTTGAAGACAAACCAGAAGTATTTATTTGCTTAACAGTATCTACCGCATAGTTAATAGCATCTTGTTCGTTCATAGGCTTAATGCCTAGCGACGGATTACCTTTAAGCGCTAGCTCATAAGCTGCTATTGCTGTTGTGCCACGGTTCATTACTTCAGTAACATGGAATGGTTTAGATACCAAATCCATTATTTTTGCTTTAACCCCTAAGAAGTCCGATGTTGTCTCACGACGACCTTCTAATACTTCTCTAGCCAACGTATGTTCTAATTGGGCATGATCGTTAAGCGTATCAAATAATTTTTGATATTGTTTAGGTATCGTTTTATGGAGCGAATAATTGGTAGCCATTTTAGTGGCATTAGGCATTACCATAAACGCCGAATCAAACCCATACCTAGCGCCGAGCATAGGCAAGGTGAACATAGGCAGCGTAGATAAGTTAACTATTGCTGAAGAGATGTTTCCAGCAATGAATGTAAAATAACTTAACGTTGTGGACGCGGTTGTAAGCTTGTCGTAAGTTGGGTTGTGAAAGAAACTACTTTGCTTCTCAATATTTTCTGCAATAGCCACAATCTCAGGGGTGCCATTATTTTCAGCTTCTGTGGCTATTGCTCTCACAGCACGGTCGATTTCTGGGTTGTATTTAGACCTAGCCAACTTACGTGCCCATTTAATCATGGTCTCGCCATAACCGCGCACAATGTCACGCTCCATACCCAGCACGTTCTCAGACTTCATGAAGTTCTTAGCGAGAGACTCCGCAGGGAATAAGGACAGGTATGATTGGTATATGGTGTCTTTAACGTCTTGGCTGGCACCTTTCTTATTGAGGCTATTCATAACCTGCACAATGAAATTCGTAGGAGGTAAGTCGCCCTGTTTGAAACTAGCCTTTTGAATAGTTTGGTAAGGTTTTGATTTAATCCCTTTTGGTTTTAGTACCTCGTTGATAAATCTTTCGCGTTCTCTAATAGACTCAAACGCAGATGCTGCGCGTTCGCCATTTATATCGTACTCAACCCAAAAATCGCCTTTGCGCAAGAATGGGATATAAGCTATTTGGCGCTTACGAGCTTGAAACTCTCCTTTCAATTTTGCAGCTACTGATCCTTCTACAATACCTGGGATTTTTTTATCTGGATCACCAAATAATATTTTTTCGTATTCATTAATAGCATTTGAGTAACTATCACGAATCATGCGGTATGTTTTACGCACATCGGGGGGTAACTTGTTGTAGATATTTGATAGCTTTTTATACTCACTACGTTGCTTATCAGTTAATCCGGGTTTATCTAAGAACTTACCATCCAACGGATCTACTTGTTCCAACCGTGCGTCATACGCCATGTTCTCCATGGCTCTAAATTGCGCAGGGTGAGTCTTTTGTACTTTTTCAAAAAACTTATAGTTGTCGTTTATTACCTTAACCATCTTCTCTTCCATACCATGACGAAGCTCAAGAGAAGATAATAATTTTTGTATGGACGGAAGCTCTTTTTTATATATGGTATTTAGGTTGTCTAAACGCAGAAGCCCTGAGCCAAGTGATACTAGATTACGAGGTAGATTAGATATGTAATTTTTTGCGCCTTCTATTGCCCGTCCTGTCAGACTAGGCATTTCCTGACCAATCCTACCTACTATATCGAGTCCTTCCCTAGCCGTATTAGGCGTTCCTAAAAACAGCATATCTGATAAGGAAGGTTCTACATCTGCTGATATATCAATCGCATCGTTAATCAGTTTCAGCCCCGCGTCATAAGCATTAGTACCTTTACGGAAACCAAAGAACTCTGCTAATACTCGCATGAAGCGTTGAAACATATTCTCACTTCTAGGAGCTTTGATGGTCTTAAGCAATGCTTGGAACTGCGGGTTACTTACTAACTCAGCAGCAAATTCCTGCATATTTTGACCACCATAGAACCCGCCTAATTGATTTTGTAGTTGGTGGAACAACTCGCTTAGCTGTTTGGTGACTGGCAAATTAGGACTATTCAGCACATGAGATATAGCCGCGTGTATCGTTTCATGCAGCAC